GCCACGTTTGACGTTGAAATCCCTGACCCAGCATAGGTGAAGCATGGTAACGCTAGTCAACAGAGCTAAGATGACAACAGCAACAACTGGCACTGGCACAATCACGCTTGGTTCTGCTGATCTTGGCTATCAAACCTTTGCAGCGGCTGGCGTTGCTGATGGCGACACAGTTCGCTACGTTGTTGAGGATGGCACTAACTGGGAAATAGGTTCTGGCGTATATACGGCGTCAGGCACAACCCTATCTCGCACAGTCGCAGAAAGCAGCAACTCAGGTTCGGCAATTACGTTAAGCGGAACGGCGAAGGTGTTTATTACGGCTGCGGCAGAGGACATGTTCTTAGATGAGGACTATGGTTTAATTACTGGCACGGTGACGTCGCTAGATGACTACGGAGCATTGGCATAATGGCAAAGCAAGTTCAATTTAGACGCGGCACAACAAGCCAGCATAGCACTTTTACAGGTGCAGCGGGCGAGATCACGGTTGATACCGATAAGAACACAGCGGTTATCCACGATGGCTCTACGGCGGGTGGTGTTCCTCTTGCAAAAGCAAGCGAGGTGTTTGCTGGCACATACACAGGCGATGTGGACATCACTGGCGAGTTGATTGTTGACAGCTACAACGAAACCTACGCGGCGGTCACATCATCCTCTAACGCCACTACGGTGGACTGTGAGGCGGGTAACGCATTCAGTCACACGCTGACAGAGAATACCACGTTCACGTTCTCTAACCCCCCTGCCAGTGGCACTGCGTACACGTTTAGCCTTGAGATCATTCAGGATGCGTCTGCATCTGGCTTTACTGTGACATTTCCAGCGGCAGTTGATTGGCCAAGCGCAACTGCCCCCACACTGACAGCGACAGCATCGGCTGTTGACGTATTCGTGTTCTACACGCGCGATGGCGGCACTACATGGCTAGGGTTCACGGCTGGTCAAGCATTGGGGTAAACAATGGCAACTAAAAGTAAGTTACTTCAAGCAGCGGCAGGCACGGCAGCGGCATCAGGTGGTGGTGGTGCCGTAAGCGGGCTAAATGTTGAGGATGTGTTTTCCACCTATCTCTATGACGGGATTGGGGGCAATCAAGTTATAAAGAACGGGATTAGCCTTGGCCCGCCCATAGATACTGGAGGCTCAATACTGGTCAGCTCGTCATCAGGAAGTCACTTAGTCTCGCCTCAGAGTAGCCAATTTGCATTTGGCACAGGCGATTTTACGATTGAAGCGTGGATTTACCCTAATTCACTAACAAGCACATTAGGTGTTGTTTGTACAAGGATTGATGCAACTGGGGCTACAAACCAAGTATTCTTTGGACATGATGGAACAAGTTTGCTGTACTATTCTGGTATTGGAGCGACGGGGGGGACTATTCAAGCCAATGTTTGGTCACATATAGCTTGCTCTCGTCAGTCTGGCACGGTTAGAATTTTCCTAAATGGTTATCAAGTGGGTTCGGTTACAGACACAGCATCTAAAGATACTCAGTATGGATATGTAGGTAATGGCGACGGGGGTGGAAGCCAAAACTTTAATGGTTACATATCAAACGCTCGTTTTGTAAAAGGAACTGCTGTTTACACATCTGACTTTACTCCTTCAACAAGTGCATTAACAGCAATTTCAGGGACTTCCCTTCTTACTTGCCAAGGGGCATCTCCATTTGCTGATAATAGTAGTAATAATTTTACAATGACGCAGGTCAGCAGCCCCTCTGCCGAAACTCTTGGCCCCTTCCCGTCAACAACCGAAACGGGCGATGGTGGTATGGTGTGGACTAAAGATCGCACCAATGGCGGCTCAAGCACTTACCATCACATTATGGATACAGAGGCTACTGGCCTAAACAAAACCCTGTGGCCCAACGATACATCTGCTTTGTATTCTAGCTACGGTGCGTCATCTTGGAACGCCAACGGCTACACCGTAAATATGTCGGGCAGTGCTGGTCTGAATAACACCTCTGGCGATTACGTTTCGTGGACATGGAAAAAACAGCCCAAGTTTTTTGATATTCAAACATTTACAGTCCCTTCAGCGGGAACGGATCAAACCATAAGTCATAGTTTAGATACAACCGTTGGCTTTGTTATCACTAAACTGACATCTAGTGCGTCTGGTTGGTACGCCTTTCATACGTCTAGGCCAAATAAGTATTTAACGCTAAACACAAATTCTGCGGAAGGTTCTTGGACTTGGTCATCTGACAGTACAGAAATAGACATAGGTGCTTTTTGGTCTACCGCCTATGCTGGAGAAACAGGAGTTGCTTATTTTTTCGCCCACAACGATGGCGATGCAAATTTCGGTAGCACCGAAGATCAAGACATTATCAAGTGTGGGAGTTATACTGGTAATGGCTCTACTGATGGCCCTGAGATTGACTTAGGGTTTGAGCCTCAGTTGGTGTTGTTAAAGGTGACTTCTCAGACAAGTAATTGGCTTATATTTGATAATATGCGTGGCATTTTTTCGGGCGGTAACGATGCTATACTTTACCCTGATGAAAATTATGCAGAGGCAGCTCCTGCACCTATTCTTGACCTGTTACCTACAGGCTTTAAATTAACCAGTTCTAGTGCATCGGTAAATGGTTCTGGAGGCAACTACATCTACATGGCCATACGCCGTGGCCCTATGGCTGTGCCGACTAGCGGCACTGAGGTGTTTGATACAGTAACATATTCATCTGGATACAACACCTCATTTACCCCTGATGTGTCTATGCTGTATTACACACCGGGCTATGATGACGGAACAAATGCGTATCCTGAAATATTTGACAGATTGCGTGGCAGTGGTGGGTTGCAGCCGCCAAATATCAGAGTAGAGAATACAGGTCGTGGCGGCACTTGGGATCACATGACGAAGTTTGACGGCGTCTTTGGTACTGGGGCTTGGCAGTGGAAGCGTGCGCCTCATTTTGCAGACGTAATCGCCTATAAAGGGGATGGCGTTAGCTCAATAGTTTTAGATCATAACTTAGCAAAAATTCCTGAGCTTATTATATTTAAGGCAAGAGATAGAGATGCTGAATGGAAAGTTTGGTCTGGCAGTAATTTAGGTGGTGCAAGTTACTTCCTAGCCTTAGATAGCGCCGCGACAGTACAGCAGCAAAGTTCTGGCGCAGATATTGTATATAATATATCTACCACTTCTATGGAGGTCAAAAAAGCAATAGACGGCACTACTGCTGGGAGACTTAATGACCTTGGCTACAACTATGTTGCGTATCTATTTTCTTCATTAGATGGAGTTAGTAAGATTGGAACCTACACTGGGAATGGTTCAACGCAAAACATTGATTGTGGCTTTAGTAATGGGGCTAGGTTTGTGCTTATTAAAGGCATTGACTACGGCACAAACTGGTATGTCTTTGACACTCATCGTGGAATTGTAGCTGGTAATGATAGTGAAGCTTATCTTGATCTTAGTGTGGCGATAGTTACAAATAGAGATTTGATTGATCCATACAGCGCAGGGTTCAGCATGACTGGCAATGGTGTTACCAATACAAGCGGTCAAACCTATCTCTTTTTCGCAATCGCATAATCAAGCTCATATGAAAGGATCAATCAAATGAGTGAATACAGAAACAGAACAACGGGCGAAGTCAAAACGCAGGGGCAATGGCGTGCAGCTAACCCTAACATGGCGTTGCCGCGCGTATGGAAGGCAGCAACCTTAGATGCGTTGAACTTAGACCCAGTGCTAAAGTCGCCTGATGCGACTACAACAGCATATCAAATATCTGTGCGTGATGGTGTTGAGCAAAACGCAAATGGTGATTGGGTAGAAAAGTATGTCGCCCGCGACATGTTCCAAGACACCACAGAGGATGGCGTTACGACAACCAAGGCAGAGCATGAGGCCGCGTACCAAGCAAGGCTTGATACGGCTACCGCCGAAGGGCACCGCACCACACGCAATAAGCTATTAGCCGACAGCGATTGGACGCAGATGAATGACAGTCCACTAAGCAATGAGGACAAGACAGCTTGGGCTACCTATCGCCAAGAGTTGCGTGATATGTCAGACTTAGCATCATGGCCTAATATTGGCGACGATGATTGGCCTGTAGCACCGTAAGGAAAACACAATGCTTGGATTTCAGCCATTAGCTTCCGCACCGTTAGGCGCAACAGCAGATGGTGCTATTGCAGTAGATAACATTCTTGCGGGCGTACCAACTATATCCGCAGTCACAATGTTTGAGGAAGAAACATTTGCGATTGCTGACATCACGCTTGGCGCACCAGTTGTTGATGCTGCGGCTGCATCTATTGACTATAACTTCACTGCGGATGACATAACATCAACGCCAGTTGTTGATAGCATCTTAACGCTATTCCAGCAGCTACTAACGCCAGACGAAATCACAGCAGGTACACCTACTGTAGACAATGCAAGTCTGACGTTCTTCTATGACTTTGCTGCAACAGAAATCACCCTTGGCGCACCAAGCGTTGATACGCTGCCGTTTACAGAGTTTAACAACTTCAGCGCAGACGACATAACCGCAACGCCAGTAGTAGATACGCTGCCGTTCTTCCAGACGCACATTCTGAATGGCGACGAAATCACGGCTGGATCGTACACAATTCCAGTGCGTTTCTTGTGGGATTACCAAGAAACTGTACCAAAGACATGGACAGAAGTTTCTGATATAACAGACATATGGACTGTCGTGCAGGACGCGGCATAAAGGAGATTTAGATGGCTGATACAACAACAACCACATATGGCCTAACTAAGCCAGAGGTCGGTGCATCTGCTGACACTTGGGGTACTAAGCTTAATACGAACTTGGACACCATTGACGATCTCCTAGACGGCACAACGGCTATCGCGCCAAATCTAACTGCGGGATCATGGCAAATCGGTGGTACTGCGGTCACAGCGACTGCGGCAGAACTAAACGAAGCGGGCGACTTTGCTGGCACGTTTACCCTGCCAACATCTGACGGGACAAACGGTCAAGTTTTGCAGACAAACGGTTCAGGCGTTCTGACGTTTGTAGATAGCGCGGCGGGCAGTTCTCTAACAGGTAGCACTACAAGCACCTCAACTGTTCTTGGCAATAACGCGGCAGGCCCAGCAGCCAATACGACAGCTATTGGCTTGGGCGCAAACCAAGGCATTAGCAGATCAGGCGGCACGGGTATTACAGCGGTTGGTGAGGGCGCTGGCTCATACGGCTTTTCATCAACAGGTGATAACTGCACGGCAATTGGATACCAAGCAAACGTCTATGGTGGCACAGGTTCAGAAAACATATCTGTCGGGTATCAGTCGTTATTGGGCAATAGCTCTAACGGCATCTCTGGAAGTAATAATATCGGCATTGGTCGCCTAACAGCTTATCAAATATCTTCAGGCGGTGAAAACGTCTGCATGGGAAGCCAAGCGGGATTTGGCATCACAACTGGCTCCAATAACTTATGTCTTGGAACTGACGCGGGTATTTCTGGTTCACCCTTCCAAATCACAACGCAAAGCAATCGGATTATCTTAGGTGATGGCAATATCACAAACGCATACGTTCAGGTGTCTTGGACTGTAACATCTGATGAGCGCGACAAGGCAGACGTTACCGCGCTGCCGTCTAGCTTGAGTTTCGTTGAGGCGTTGAACCCAGTAACATTCAAGTGGGACAAGCGTTCTAAGTATTTCGTTAAAGACGAAAACGGGAATATCACAAGCAGACCAACGCCAGATGGTACGCACAAAGAGGATCAGCCATTTGCGGGTTTCTTGGCGCAAGAGGTTCAAAAAGCAATCACTGACCTTGGATACATTGATGACGTGATTGTTGATAACGAAGATGCTGACTTGCTAAAAATTAAAGAGACTGCGTTAATACCTGTGCTAGTTAAGGCGGTGCAAGAATTGAGCGCGAAGGTTAAGGTTCTTGAAGCTGCGGCGGGGTAAAATAGATGCCACTCATACCTCTGAAAATACCAGCGGGTTTCTATAGAACAGGCACTGACTTGGATGCCTCTGGGCGTTGGCGTGATGGATCGCTAGTGCGCTGGCGCAACAACTCACTAAGGCCAATCGGTGGCTGGGTTGCCAACGAAGACTTTGGAACCTCTGGCGATGTCACTACTGGCGTCCCCCGTGCAATGCATACTTGGCAAGCTCTGAATGGTACACGCTACATTGCCGTGGGATCGTACAACGAGCTAAAAGTCGCCCTATCGTCTAACACGACATACAACATTGCCCCGACAGACCTTGTTGCGGGCGATGAAAGTGCAGTTGTTGAAACTGGATTTGGTTACGGCGCATATGGCAATGAAACGTATGGCACAGAGCGTTCTGACACTGGCAACCTAACAGAGGCTGCAACATGGAGCTTGGACAACTGGGGCGAATACCTCGTTGCCTGTTCAACGGCAGATGGTCGCTTGTTAGAGTGGCAGCTAAATGGCGCAGTCAAAGCGGCTGCAATATCCAATGCGCCAATAAATAACATTGGCCTGATCGTAACAGAGGAACGCTTTTTATTCGCTCTAGGTGCGGGCGGCAATCCTCGCAAAGTTGCTTGGAGTGATCGCGAGGACAACACGACATGGACGCCAGCATCTACCAACGAGGCGGGCGATATTGAGCTACAAAGCTCTGGCGAGATACAAACAGCGATCCGCACACGCGGTCAGACGCTAATCCTCACAACGACATCAGCGCATACCGCGCGGTACATTGGCCCGCCCTACGTTTACTCTGTGGAACGCGTTGGTACATCATGCGGCTTGATTGCCAGAAAAGCTGTGGCAGATGTTGACGCGGGTACGTTCTGGATGGGTCAGCGTGGCTTCTTTACATTTAACGGCAACACGGTCACGGAGATACCATGCGATGTTCACGACTATGTATTCGGTGACATGAACTCCGCGCAAGTAAGTAAGACGTGGGCAATGGCAAACGGTCAGTTTGGAGAAATCTGGTGGTTCTACTGTTCATCTGGATCAAATGAAATTGATCGCTACGTTGCGTATGACTATAAAGAGGGTCACTGGCTTATCGGCAATCTATCTCGCACATGCGGCGTTGAGCGTAACGTGTTCACCTATCCAATGCTGTTTGATGCGGATGGCGTGATATATGACCATGAGCGTGGCCTAGCCCACAGCGGCAGTACGGTTTACGCAGAAAGTGGCCCGATTAGCATTGGCAACGGCGACAACATCATGCAAGTCACTGACTTAATCACTGACGAACAAACGCAGGGCGATGTCAATGTGACGTTCAAGAGCCGCTTTTACCCGAATGACACTGAGTACACGCACGGGCCATACACTCCCTCAGACCCAACGTCTGTGCGGTTCTCAGGTCGTCAGGTGCGCATGAAGGTGGAAGGCCAGACATTGGCTAATTGGAAGGTCGGCACAATGCGCGTTGATGCCAAAGCGGGCGGGCGTAGGT